CAAACGCCGCGCCCCCACCCTGTCCGGCCATCCAACACGCCGAGGCGGTAGGCGCGGACGGACAGGGTTTCCGACGGCCGGCCGCCCAAGACGGCGTTAATCAGTTGGTCGGCGCAATGCAGACAGATTTGGCGTAGGCCGCCGCCGTTTTCAGACGGCCTTCTGACAGATGCATCAGTAGCCCTCCACGTAAACCAAAATGTCGATGTGCTCGTGTTCGCTCCCCCTTGCGCGGGCGATGTCGATATAAACCTTGTCCTTCTCCGAACCTTGCCGACGCAGGTTCCATGCCGCCGCCAATTCGGCCGCCTCATTGTTGTAGGTGGATGACTGATCCGCTTTGGTCGCCCGCACAACCTGTACCCGTACTTCAAATACCGCATTCGGCATCGCCGCCGCCAGCGGCAGGGTAGCCGTTACGCCGCGTCCGCCCGGATGGGTGGCGTTCACATTGTCTTCTTCGGGCGGGAAATTAATATAGCTCGCGTGTTTGATGTGGTATCGCTGCACGATGCGGCCGTCCGGATAGGCGGCACTTTGCCAGTCGCAATCCATCCGCAAATTTCCCTGCCCGAGGGTAAGGCTGCCCGTTTTGCGCATAACGCCGCCCACTGCCCGATTGACAAATGCCGTTGTCGCCACCGACGTATCGTTGCTCGTCGCCGCAGGAGTGGCCGTTTTGAGGCCGTCTGAAAAGGTTTTCACGCCGCGCGCCGTCTGCGCGCCTGCCAATAAAACGGCTTGACCGGCCGCAGTCCTGACAGCCTCCTCCAGCTCTGCGGGCGATACGGTGATTTTTGCCCACTCAGTCCAGCGGCCGCCGTTGCGCTTGCCGCGCCGCCATATTTCATCGACGTCGAACGGGATATAAATCTGATGCGATGCCAGTTCGGCGTCGCTGTTATATGCCGAGGGCAGACTCAACAGGCTGCCTGCTTTTTGCACGGGATAATTGCGCTCTGTGGTGGCGTTTACGTTTAACACTTGCCCGTATAAGCCAGGGGTCGTAATGCTGTTGAGGTCTTCGTCGGTCAGTTTTTTGGTGTCTGCTTTTCCCGCTGCCGCTTCTGCCGCTTTTGCGGCCACCCAGCTTTGGTAGGCCACCGTCTCGCCCGCCGCGCCAATCTGATGGAAGCGCAAAACTTTTGCTTTTTTGCCGACCTCTTCGAACTTAAAGTTAAATCGGATGCTGTCGGCCACTGCTTCGGCCGCCGCTGGATTGGCCTCGAATATCCAATTGCCGCGTCCGGACGGCATGATAATTTTATTCCACACGTTTGCTCGACCGACGGTCAATGTGCCGTCGGTAATGGTTTGGTCGCCACTGTTGCCCAGCTTTTCATCGGCCAGTTTTTTGCCCATGGCGGCCGACAAGGCATCATCCGTCGCCGTGCCGGTCAGAGTATTGGCCACTCTGACTATGCCGCGCGCGGTAGATGAGGCACGGGGCAATTTGTGGCTGTGGGTATTGCTGACGGCCACGCTCTCGCTGGTTTCTGTCAGGTCGGCAGGCTGCCCCAGGGAGATGGTGCGGTTTGCCGCCAGCGTGCCGCCGCCCGTCAGGCCTGCACCTGCGGTGATTTGGCCGGTTTTTAAGGCGTAAGTCTGCGCCGCCTCGGTTTGATTTGCGCCAATCTGGGCAACGGCTTTGGCCAGTTCGGTTTTCAGCCACAGGGTACGGTTGGCCAGTGCCTGAAAGGGCAGGTTGACGGGGGCGTTGATGCCGCCGATGACGCTGTCGCCCGGCTCTATCATGCGCACGCCTGCGGTGAAAACGTTTTGTTCGGTAAAGTTGGTCATTAGGCTGCTCCGAAATTGTATGTGCCGTCGAATGTGATTTCGCCGTTCCATTTGAGCGGCGTGTTGCGGAAATCGATGTAGACCAGTTCGCAGCGCAGGGGGGCGATTTGGTCGAGGATGTCGCGTAACTGGGCGGCTTGTTTGTTGGAAACGGGGCGGCGGACGATAACGGCGTATTTCGCCCAGTCGCCCGCTTCGCCACCGAAGCGGTAGGTGCCGTCGAATTTGGCCGCGCCGTTCCAGCGCAGGGAGGAGGCGCGTTCAATGATGTCGACCTCGCCCAGCTGTAAATCGCGGAACAGGCGGCGGATAACGGCGGGCGTGCCTTTGTTCTGATGTTTGGCGACGAAATCGGTAATCAGGCGGCGCTGCGCCTCTTCGGTTTCGGCAAACATCCAGCCTTCGGCGTCGCCTATGCTGTTTTCCCATGCCAGCCATGGCAGCCACTTTTCATCGCAGGCGGCCGTGTCATGGGCGCGGATGATTTCCCGGCAGTCAATGGCGGCCAGCTCTTCGGTCGTTATCTGTGCCAGCATATGTTGCAGCGGCGTACTGCCGCTTGGCATGATGCCCATTTCAGACGGCCTCCCGTGCGGTGATTGAGGTGACGCGGATAAATTCGCCGGCGGTGCAGGAAATATCGGCATCCGGCCGGATAAGGCGGACTTTTTTCACGCCCGGCGCATCGAGTGCGCCGATGATTTTCGACAAGGCCATCTCGCCCGCCAGCCCCGCATTCGCGGCAATGACGGCATCCAGTTCTTCGCGCTGGGCGGCGGCCACCAGCCGCTTGTCGGGGCCGCCCTCGTAGGTGATTTCGTATTCGATGGTGATGTCTTTCGGCCTGCCCGCCGCCACTTCGACGGTGTCGCACAGCGGGCGGCGTTCTTCGTCGGACAGGTAGGCGGCCACTTTGTCCAGCAGAGCGCGGGTCGGCACGCCCTGTCCGGCGTAGCTTTTGATGTAGACGCGCACCGTTCCCGCCACGGGGCGGAATGGGTTGGCGTCGGCCACGCCTTCGACGTCGAGGGCGTGGGCGCGGTAGGCGGCATAGGGCCCGGCTACGGCGAATTTTTCGGGGTGCATCTGGATGCGGCGGCGGAACTCGGCGTCGGACTCTTTGATTTCGGGCACGGGCGGACGGGCGGCGGGGTCGGCTTTCTGTACGGTTTTGCGGGTCAGGCCGCGCGACGCGCCGATATGGTCGAGGTCTGCACCGGTAGCGAGGGCGAGGAAGGTGGCGCGGCAGGCGTCGTTGACGCGCTCGCGCAGCAGCATTTCGGAATAGGCCTGCTGCTGCAAATCGGCGGTGAGCGGCTCGCTTTCCAATTCGAGGGCGGCGGCGACGGCGGCACGGGCGGCTGCGGGCATCAGCGCAATCAGGCGCTGCTTTTTGCGCGCGAAAATGTCTTCAAAAGAAACGGTTTCGATCACATCGGGCGCGGGAAGCTGTGTCAGGTCGATTTCTTGGTTCATGGCATCTCACATATTGACGACGAAGGTTTCCGCCCTGCCGTTCAGCTCGCCCTCTATGGCGATGCGCACGCGGCCGCTGCCGTCGGCAAGCGGGGTGACGGCGGCGGCGGTGACGGTGAAACGCGGCTCCCATGCGGCCAGCGCCATCACGGTGGCGGAGGCGCAGCGCAGCAGGGTAATTTCGTTCAGCGGCATATCGATCAGCAGGGGGAGCAGGCTGCCGTATTCTTCGCGCTGCACGCGCGTGCCGATGCGAGTGAACAGGATGTTGCGCACGGATTGGGCGAGGTGGTCGGCAAGCGGCATCAGGCGGCCGGTGGCGGCGTTCATCATCTGACCGGTTCTCCCGTATTGCCGCCGCCGGGGGTGACGCCTTGGTGGGTGTGGGTGTCGAGCACGACGCCGTTGCTGGAAAGCGTGCCGCCGCTGTGGGTGATATTGCCGTTGATGGTGGTGCTGCCGCCTGCACCGTTGCTGCCCGCCATGCCCGCCTGATAGGTGAGGAGGCCGCCGACGGTCAGCGCACCGGTGAAGCTGCTTTGCGGGCAGTCGATGCGCACGGATTGGGCGGCCTGCAAAACGACGGTTTGGATGCCGGAGGCGGCAAGGCTGCCGTCTGCGTGGTTGTAGCAGACGGCCGCGCCGTCGGGAAAACGGATAAGGGTTTCGTCGGCGGAATTCGAGGGCTGGGGGAACTGGTCGGACATCAGGCCGCAGAGGACGAGGCCGTTGGCGGTTTCGCCGCTGGGCGAGAGGACAAGGCAGTTTTCGCCGACGCTGGGCGGACGGTGGACGGACACGCCGCCCGCAAAGGGGACGAAATAGGGCAGCCAGTCGGTGAGCAGATTGCCGATGCGCACGCGCACGCGTCCGGCGGGGTCGCTCTCGGCGATATTGCCCTGTTTGATGAGGTTGGCGGTTTTGCGCTGGTCTTCGGCGGACACGGTGTTTCCCGGCGGTGGTAACGGTGTGCCGATTATGGACGAGGGCGCAGACGACGCGGGGCGGCGGAGGGATTGGGGGGCTTTTTCAGCAGCACGGGAGATAAAAAAGGCCGTCTGAAAGGGTTTCAGACGGCTTTTTTTTATTTTCCTGCATCAGCCAAATGGCTGATAAGCAGTGCTTCAATGGTGCGCAAGTCTTGGGCGGAGAAGCCGAGCAGGGGGCGGGCGGGGAGGCCGCTTTTGAGGTGGCTGGGGCGGCGGGGACTGCCTTCTTGGTGTTGGGCGGCGATGTCGGCGATGAGGCCGCCCATAAAGCCGACGAGGGCGGCGCGGTCGGTGTGGCGGGCTTTGAGGAAACGGTAGCGGTGGAGTTTGCGGAACATGAGGCTGCTGCCCGCGCGGGGGATGGTGATGCTGCTGCGGTGGTAGCGGCGCACTTCAGATGCGCCGTATTCCCAGCCCATTTCCAGTTTGGGGTCGTAGCCTTTGGGGTCGCTGCGGGCGGTTTTGATGCGGCGGAATTTTTTGAGTTCGCCGCCGACGATAAATGGCTGGTCTTGGCGCAGGATTTCGCCTTTGCGCAGGGGGCGGCCTTGCAGGCCGCTGCGTGGGGTGTAGGCGCTGCCGTCGGGGGCTTGGTTGGCGGCAATGCGCTGTTTGACCGACAGGCGGATGGTGCGCGCCAGTTCGCGGGTGAGCTTGCGGATTTGGGCGGGTTCGAGCTGCCGGACAAGGGCATCGAGGCGGTCGGCGTAGTGTTGCAGTTCATTCATAGCTGCCTCCGTGCAGGATGTTGGCCATTTCGTCTTCTGTCGGCGGTTTTTGGTGGCGGACGGTGACTTGGCCGTTGTTGTCGGCGGTGACGGTGATGCGCTCGCTGAGGGCGAGTTCGATAAGGAGGTCGCAGCTTTGGTTGTCGAGGATGTCGGCCTCGAAGCGGTAGGCGTTGTCGGGGACGCGGCCGGGGGCGAGGAGGTCGGGCTGGTGGGTGCGCGCCCAGTTGATGATGACGGCGTTGAGGATGTCGGTGTCGCCGGTGTAGCCGTCGATCATGAGGGCGAGGGTGTAGCGCACTTCGTGGCCGAGGGTGTGTTTGTTGCCGGATACGCGGCCGTTTTGCACGAAGAGGGTGAGTTTTTCGGGGTTGTTTTTGAGTTCGGGCAGGTGTTTTTCAATTTCTGCCCGCAGCAAAGCGGGTTTTTCCATAGCGTTCGATTTCCTGTTGGCAGGCGGTGCAGCAGCGGCAGCCGGGCGCGGCGGCGCGGCGCGCTTCGGGGATGGTTTCGCCGCATTCTTCGCATTTGTAGGCGGAGACGGCGGGCTGTGCGGCGTAGGCGGCGGCTTGGGCATCGAGGGCGATTTGCCGCTGCATTTGTTCGATTTCGGCGGCTTGGTCGTAGATGTCGGGCATATACGGCTTTCTTTTCGGCCGTCTGATTTTCAGACGGCCTTTTTTTGTTACTGGGTATCGAGGCAGGCAGCGAGGGTGTCGCGGGCGGCTTTGCATTGGTCGAAGGCGGCGCGTTCGGCGACAAGGGCGCGGACGAGGTCGGCGTGGGTGCGGATGTCGGTTTGGCGGCGCAGGCATTCGGGCACGGCGGGGCAGACGGGGGCGGCGGCGGGGGGGGCGGCGGGGCGGGCGGGG